GGAAGTAACAGAGGTCGCAGCTACCTTGTCGGCTCACTTTGTTTCGGGCTGTCAACCCGACCTCCTTTCTTTTTATTATGGCTAAAGACAAGAAATCATTTGTAGCTTATTGCGACTGGTTAGAATCGTTTGAGGAACTAACTGATGAGGAAGCGGGCAGACTTGCCAAGCATCTATTCAGGTACGTTAATGACCTGAACCCTGAAGCACCTGACAAGATAACCAAGATGTGCTTCATTCCAATCAAGCAGAGTTTGAAACGCGACCTTGTGAAATATGAGGAACGAGCGGAAAGGGCGAGAGAGAATGGGGCAAAAGGTGGACGACCTAAAACCCAAAAAACCCAGTCGGTTATTTCAGAACCCAAAAAACCTGATAGTGTTAATGTAAGTGTTAATGATAATGATATATCAATAGGTAGAGATTTTGATACTTTCTTTGAATCCTACGGTAAGCAAGTTGACAAGATACCTTGCCAAAGGGAATGGCTGAACATCGAACGAGAAGAACACGCTAAGATATTACAGCACGTTCCAAAGTATGTAAATTCAACGCCTGTTGTAAAGTTCAGAAAGAAGCCATTGAACTACCTGAAGGACAGAACTTGGTTAGACCCTGAACTTCCAAACCACAACAAAGAACCGAAGGTTGAACGCTACAAACCCAATTTGATATGAGTATTGAGAAACAAGTACTTGGGAGTCTGATTGCAAACCCTGATAAGTTTGTGGAGGTCAGCGAGATAATTAACGAGAACTCATTCATTGACGAGGACGTTAGGAACATCTTCACGGTATTCAAAAAGCTATACGAATCTGGGAGCAAGATCAGCCTTGTGATACTTCAGCAACGGGTTAACCAAACAGACCTACCTTGCAACATCACCGACCTGATTGACTACATGGATTCAGGCTCTGCACTTTATGAGCATTGCCAGCTATTAAAAGAACACGAGGTAAAACGTGAGCAGTCTAATTTAGGAATGTCTTTGGTTACTCGTGCTGGAGATATAACGCAAGACCCGTTTGAAACAAACGACTACCTGATGAACGAGGCGGAGCGCATTGTCTCAATGGTTGACTTTGGAAAGACACAGACCAACATGGAACTGATAAAGGCAGTTACCAAGAAGATGGAACTGGCAAGCCAAACGAGCGGAATAACCGGGTTAAAAACAGGATTTAAAGACCTTGATAGGGTTTACGGTGGTAGACAAAATTCAGACCTGATAATAAAAGCGGCACGTCCAGCTATGGGTAAAACAGCTCAGGCACTATGCGAAGCAATGAACATGGCTTTCGAGGACAACAAGAAGGTCATCTTCTTTAGTTTGGAGATGAGCTCGGAGCAATTGATGCAGAGACTTGTCAGCATCCATACAGGCATACCGTTGAGCAAAATAAGAAGCGGAAGGTTAGACCCTGACCAATGGCATAGATACAACGAGGAGGTCAATTACCTGATAAATGATAACTTGATAATTGTTGACGATGTCTACACGCTGAACGGAATTAGAACGCGTTGCAAAAAGCTGAAGATGAAAGGTAAGCTTGATGCTATTTACATCGACTACCTACAATTGATAAACCACAATGTAGCTGCTGGAAGGTCAAAAGAACAAGAGGTCAGCGAAGTATCACGGGCTTTGAAGATGTTGGCAAAAGATTTGAATGTTCCTATCGTTTGCCTTTCGCAACTTTCACGAGCCGTAGAAACGAGAGGAGGAACTCACAAGCCGCTACTGTCTGACCTCAGAGATTCAGGAGCAATTGAGCAAGATGCCGACATTGTTGAGTTCATCTACCGACCTGAGTATTATGACAAGGACAATGCCGAACTGTTTGGAGTTGCATACGTAATAATAGCCAAGAATCGAAACGGGGCTTGCGGTGATATTGAAATGAGATTCCGACATGAATGCACGAGATTTGAGAATGTAGGTTACGAACCACAAAGGATTATGAAACCATCTACTAACTTTGAAGCACCTTTCTAATGGCACGACCAAGACACATCAAGGAAATAATCCAGTCAATGACCGGGAACAAGTATCAATCGTATCTTCAGTCTGATGACTGGCAAAGGAAAAGAACGCGAGTGCTTCAGCAACGAGGCGCAAAATGCGAGGTCTGCGGAATCAAGCACAGACTGCAAGTTCATCATATGACCTATGAAAGACTCGGAAATGAGTTACTTTCTGACCTAAAAGTTTTATGCTGGGCTTGCCATGAACGAGAGCATGGTTTGCGTTAAACAAAATTCCTTACATTTAAGCCCGTGAAAGAGCAAGCGGCAATCGACCTACTCAAAGACGAGGAACTACACGAACTCGCTCAGAAGTTATGCAATTGCCCTGACGACCTTATCCAAGAGGTGGTTCTTCTTTTGCTGGAGATGCCCGAAGAGAAGTGGCAACAGATAAACGAAGGCGGTTATCTGAGGTTCTACGTGGTTAGAACTATGATGACAATGGCTACCAGTAAACGCTCCAGCTTCTCAAAACTCTACGACCTCCACAACCACAAGAAGGTAGACCACGAGCGAGAGGACTACGACTGGGAGAAAGAAGACGACATTGCACTTTTGGAAACCCTGATGGACGAGCTGCATTGGTATGACCGCGAGGTGCTTAAACTGTGGCTTGAAGAAGGTAGCTATCGAAAGGTCGGCAAGAAGGTAGACATACCCTACAAGTCCATAGGAAACACCGTAAACAAAGCACTTGACCAACTAAGAGACAATTACTATGCTATACATCTTGAGCGCATTATCCGCGAGCGTTGCCGCTTACCTTTGGATTGAAGTATTCGCGATAGACCTACTTCTGAAAAGCTGGCTACGGCTGCCTGACACTTATCCTTTAAAGCCATTCGACTGTCGGCTTTGTATGTCGTTTTGGTTAGGCGTTCTGATGTGTTCGGCTCACAGCCCTGAGGCACTTTTATACGTACCTTTGATGAGTGTGTTATTTGAAAGGTTGATGTGGAGGTTCGAACTATAACTGACTACCTGAAGGAAAACGGGTGGCATGAAATTCTAAGCATGGACAAAAACGAAGTTTTGCTATTTATAGCCGAGAGGCTCGACCAAATTACAATGATGGAACAGGGGCGTTACTCGGGACGAATAACACGAGAAGAGCAGAAACTCTATCAAGAAGCGTGGAGTTACATCGACCCGAAAGCGAAGGTCTGTTTCACTTGTGGGAGAACTCCGCAGTTAATGAGTGTTGCACTTTTAAACTTTTACCAATGCCAGCAAGACAATGCCCTAACGGAAAATGGAGATGGGGACAAGGCGACTGCATCTACGAAACCAAAAAGGAAGCGGAGAAGGCGGGGGTCGCAATCGAAATAAAACGTAGGTTATATGAAAAGAAGTGAGAACTACGGGCTCTACATAACCCAAAACACCTACCAAATGAAATGGTACTGCTTCAACCGAGAAGCCGCAACCGCATACTGGAACGGAGAGCCTTGCAAAAAAGCAATTGGAGACACTCCACAACAAGCACTTTCAAACTACAAGAATGGAAAGTTTACCGATAAGTAAAGTCAGACCCAACTCGGACAACCCGAGATACATCAAAGACGAGAAGTTCAAGAAGCTGGTTCAGTCGCTTCGGGACTTTCCTGAGATGGCTAACGTTAGACCGATAGTTGTAAATACAGAGATGGTTGTATTGGGCGGCAATATGCGGCTAAAGGCGATGCAAGAAGCTGGCTGGTCAGAAGTGCCCGTTCAGGTTGTTGATTGGTCAGAAGAAAAACAGCGCGAGTTCATTATTAAGGACAACGTAGGATTTGGGGAGTGGGACTGGGACGAGTTGGCGAATACTTGGGATGCTGAAGAACTGAACGAATGGGGGCTTGACACTCCCGACAATTGGAAAGCAGAAGAACTGGAAGCAGAAGAGGACGATTACGAAGTTCCCGAAGAACTAAAGACAGACGTTGTGCTTGGCGACCTTATCGAGATAGGAGAGCATCGGTTGCTTTGTGGGGATAGTACTGATAGCGACCAAGTGGCCAAGCTGATGAATGGAGAAAAAGCGGATATGGTGTTTACCGACCCGCCTTATGGAATCAATGAAAAAGGCGACAGAAGTAAAAGGGGTGGATTGGCGAAGGGAAATAATTTACCCGATTTTATTGACGATAGCATTCAATACGCTATTGATGCTTTTAATCAACCACAAAACCTTGATATACCGATTCAAGTTTGGTTTGGAGCAAATTATTATTGTCATTCATTACCACAAGGAAATAATTGGTTAGTATGGGATAAAAGAGTAGAAGAAAAACAAAGAGATACTCAAAGCGATTGTGAACTTGCGTGGGTAAAATCAAGGTTTAATTCAGTTAGAATATTTAGACATCTTTGGAAGGGAATGATGAAAGATAGTGAGAGGGGGCAAAGAAGAGTTCATGCAACCCAAAAGCCTATTGCATTAATTGAATTTGCCTTAAACGAATACGGGTCAAAAGAAGGCGACTTAGTTATTGATTATTTTACTGGTTCAGGCTCAACAATGGTAGCAGCACACCAACTTAAACGCAAATGCTACGGCATGGAACTTGACCCAAAATACTGCCAAGTTATCATTGACAGAATGACGAAACTCGACCCGACTTTGAGCGTTAAGATAAACGGAAAGGAGTACGTTAAAACAACGATTGAACAATGAACGAAGGCGGAACACCTGAGAATCTTAAACCCTTCAAGAAAGGACAGAGCGGCAACCCGAAAGGGCGACCGAAGAACGTGGAAACGCTACTGAAGGAACACTTCCTTGACGAGCATAACGTCAAGCTGTCGAAGGGTCAGGTTCAGGACATCATAAAGAACGTACTCGGCAAATCCCGAAGCGAGTTGGTGGAGCTGGCAAAGAACGACCAGTTACCTTTTTGGATAGCTCTTATTGCGAAGAAAGCCCAACGCGACTACGAGAAGGGAAGCATTCACATTCTCGATGTGTTATTCGATAGGGTCTACGGCAAGCCAAAAGAGGAGGTTGAGCAGACGGTTAACGGAGGCAAGCCTGACAAGGTGGAGATAGTCATACATCGACCTGAGAAGAAATGACAGAGTGCCCGGTATGCCATAAAGTAGGCTTCCATAAGATGAGCTGCACAATGCAGAAGGTAACTGTGTTGCTTTCTAAATCGCGTATCGCGAATCGCAAATTGAAGTACGGAAAAGGTGAAGCACATAAAGTGAAACGAAGTAAAGACGTAGAACCTTAGACTGACTAAACCGACCAAAAAGTCAACCTATAATCTGACGTGAAAGTTGAAGGAACTGGCGTATTTGATGACCTGTGGCAAGCCCTTAATGATAAATCCGTTCGGGGAATTGTGCTTGAGGGTGGAAGCCGCTCATCCAAAACGTGGAGCATCTGCCAAGCCATCTACCTTACAGGATTACAAGAACCAAAGAGGATCGCAATTGCGAGGTTCAGGCGCACGTGGATTAAGCCGACCGTACTCGACACGTTCAAGAAGGTATTACAAAGCCTTGAGGTATGGGAGGATGAGGCGTTTAACAAGACTGATCTGATCTACTCAGCTCACGGGTCTACATTTGAGTTCTACGGGCTTGACGATAGTCAGAAGTTACACGGTATCGAAACGGACTACTTTTGGTTGAATGAAGCCATAGAAACCAGCAAGGACGACTTCGACCAATTAGAGCAGCGTTGCAAAGGCAAGTGGATTCTCGACTACAATCCTTCCACAGATGAGCACTGGATTTACGACAACGTACTGAAACGGGACGATGTGGTGCTTATCCATTCCACGATGCTGGACAACACCTTCCTCGACCAGCACATCCGCGACAAGATAAACAGCTACGAACCAACGCCTGAGAACATAGCACGAGGCACGGCAGACGAGTACAAGTGGAAGGTCTACGGATTAGGGCAACGGTCAAGAAGAGAAGGCGCGATATACGAGAACTGGCAAGAAACCAAAGAGTTTCCTTCCGGGTATAAGTGGAAAGCCTACGGTTTAGACTTCGGGTTTACGAATGACCCGACCGCATTGGTGGAGGTAATATACCAAGATGGCAAACTGTGGGTTAAGGAGGTGCTTTACGAAACAGGACTGACCAACGCAGACATAGCGAGGAAATGCGGGCTTCAGCGAAGTGATGAAATCATAGCCGACTCAGCAGAGCCAAAGAGCATTGAGGAAATAAGACGGGCTGGCTTCAGAATCAGACCAGTTGCCAAAGGTCAGGACTCGGTAAGGTCAGGCATCGACAAGCTCAAATCTGTACAGATTATGGTACATCAAGATTCGGTCAACATCATTCGGGAGCTCAGGAACTACGCATGGAAGAGGGACTACAAAACAAACCAAGTAACCAACCAACCCGAAGACGATAACAACCACGCTCTCGATGCTCTGAGATATGTAGCAATGGAGAAGCTGAAGGCAAACGCTGGGAAGTACACTATTCGTTAGACACAAAATTACAGATTCGCTATTTATAATTGAGATGCTTGAACGACTGAATAAAATATGGCGAATGCAGGAGGCTTACACGGATTATCCGAAAGCCGCAAGCGAGAACGCCAAAGCTGCTCTGAGATGGGCGGAGAAAAACGGATGGAAAGGTTGCGGAACTGCTGTTGGAAAGGCAAGAGCAAACCAACTGGCGAACCGTGAGCCTATCAGTTTAGAAACTATTGAGCGGATGGCTGCATTCATTAGACACAAACGCAACTCTAAACGTAAGCTGGGCGAAGGTTGCGGACGTTTGATGTGGTTAGCTTGGGGCGGAGACGAAGGCGTTAACTGGGCTATCAAGAAAATAGAGCAACTAAAGAATGAAGATTGAGTTACCTAATAGCTGGGCTGGTGTAACTGTTGAGCAGTTCCAAGCACTCCAGCGAATCCTCGCGGAAAAGGGAGACGAGTACCCAACAAACGTTGCTATCATTTCTATAATGTCAGGCGTTCCTGTTGACGAGATAGAAACCTACTCGCTAAAGACCTACGCTAAGTGTATGCAGACGCTTTCTTTTCTAACCGAGCAACTCGTAGGAGAGGTACAGAAGGTGGTGGAATTTGGAGGCGTTAGATACGATGTTATCACAGATGTTTACAACCTGAACGGAGGTCAGTACATTACATTGATGCACTTGATGAAAGACCCGGACAAAGTGATAGACCAGCTCCACGAAGTGATGGCGGTGTTCCTTGTTCCAAGAAAAAAAACATGGTACGGATGGAAGAAAGGCAAGTACGACCCTGAGCGGCACAAGGAAATCTCTGAGGCAATGCTTCAGGCGCCAATGACAATCGTACAACCGTTGTCGGCTTTTTTTTTAAGCAGTTATCTCAAGTCCGCCAAACATATACTGGAATCTTCGGTGAAGAAAGCCGAGAAGATAAAGAGACAAGCGGAGCGAAGGTTGAAACGTTTGAATCGAAATACGGCTGGCTGAACGTGGTCAATAACCTATCAAATAACGATGCTACAAAGTGGGGTTATTTCTTTGCGTTACCGCTTCGGGAGTTCCTCAACCTTATCTCTTTTCAGAAGGCTAAACAAAACCACGAGTACCACCAAATGAAACAGAATGGCGTTCGATAAACTGATAGACGCTCTGAACGAGTTTCGGGGTGAGTACGTACGAGAGTTAACCAATTCGTTAACCGAAAAGAACCTTATTGCTTCGGGTCAACTTGGGGAATCCATCAAGCTGAACGTACAGCCAAAGGTTAAGCTATTCGGTCAAATATACCGTATGCAGATACGCATGGCGGAATATGGCGAGAATGTGGACAAGGGACGCGCACCGGGCAAAGGTCTGCCAGTTGGAGTTCTTGAAGAGTGGTTAAAATACCCGAACACACTTCAGAAGGTAACGGGTCAGGACAAGCAACTGAAAGACTACGAGCGCAAGTCTTTGGCGTTTGTCATCAACAGAAGCATCAAGCAGAAAGGAATCAAGCCGAAGAACTGGCTACAACCAGCCTTTGACAAGGTAACGCCTAAAATCGCGGGAGTAGTTGAAGCTGCACTTGCGGAGGATATTGAATTGACATTTGAAGAAATCAAGAAACTCATAGAAAGCTAATGGCTATATTTTTGACATTTCCAAATGGCGAACCAGCCGACTACAACACAGCGTTCAATGACAACGTCTGGGTTTGGAAAACCACGAGGAACACACCGACAGTAAGGTTCAAGGTTTCAATACTTCCACCTGACTATCCTATCAGTCCAGCCATTGGCAGAGTTACCGTTTACCCAACGCGAGCGAACAACGGGGCTAACTATCAGACCTGTTTCTTTGACCCTTCGAGATTTTTGCAGAGTTACGTCAAAGGTCAGATAGACATCAAAGGCGCAAACCATGACGC